AACCAAAAATGTTTGCTTCAGATTCTGTACTAGAGGAATTTTATCTAGCTCTTGCAGGTAAAGATGAAGCTAGACTACGAAGAGTACATATACCAAGGTCTGATGTATTCTATGTAAGAGAAAAGATTCATCAAGATACGGGAATTAAGTACACTCTTGATCACGTAGAGAGAGCTATGTACCTAGAAGGTATGCTAGAACGTAAAGATGTACTAGATCCAGGACGAAAGAGAGATTATGGCTAAGACAGTGCTAGACGATTGGAAGGTATTACCACGTCTTATGATGTTGGCCGTTACTGTACTCACGTATCAAGCAGTGCATTGGTTTATGTCACTACCTGATCCTAGTGTAGCACAGTCAGGACTTGTGTCAGTTTGTATGGGTGCTCTGACGGGTTGCTTCGGTATCTGGATGGGTAAAGAATCTAAGACAAGCGTAACTTCTACTGGAGCTACGTCAAAAGTAGAGTACGAGGTAGGTAGATGATTGGTCAGATTATAGGAGCAGTAGGTGGATTAGCTTCTTCTTACCTTGATGGTAAGGTAGCAGTACAAAAGGCCAACGCTGAAATCCGTGTTAAGCAAGCTACTGGTGAGCTTGACTGGGATATTGCTGCAATGAACAGTACCCAAAACTCTTGGAAAGACGAGTGGATTACTCTACTCTTTTCTATTCCTCTTATTCTTGCATTCTGTGGTGAATGGGGTAACTCAATTGTACAAGCTGGATTTACTGCCTTAGAAACTATGCCTACATGGTATCAGTATTCATTAGGTGGTATCGTAAGTGCCAGCATTGGTATGCGTTCCGTATCTAAATTCTTTACAGGGAAAAAGTAATGACATTTAAACTATCTAACCGTAGCCTAGCTAAGATGGAAGGCGTAGATGAGAGACTAGTCGCTGTAGTCAAACGTGCTATTGAGCTTACTAAAGTAGACTTCGGAGTTATCTATGGCTTACGTACAGTAGAAGAGCAAGAGAAGCTTGTAGCTGCAGGTAAGTCCCAGACTATGAAGTCTAAGCACCTAGATGGACGTGCGGTAGACCTAATGGCCTATGTAGATGGCAAAGGTTGCTGGGAGTTGAACGTATATGATGACCTCTGTGACGCAATGAAAGAGGCAGCTAAGGAGCTTGGTGTAGCTATTAAGTGGGGTGCAGCTTGGTCAGAAGGTGATATTAGGGACTACCCAGGCACAGCAGAAGATGCTATGATGGCATACGTAGACCTTAGACGTTCTCAAGGTAGAAGACCATTTATTGACGGTCCTCATTTTGAGTTGATGTAATTTGGTGATTAGTATTTAATTACTCAGACGTTTTTAAATACAGCGGGGGTAAATAGTGAGTCACCCATGTTCCCCCTACTTTAAAAGGCAGTAAGATGGCTATACCTGAAAGAGTTAAAACTAAGATGAAAGACGCAGGACTTAAAGGCGTCAACAAACCACAACGTCTAAATGATGACAGTGGTAAGTCTCATCATGTTATGGCTTCTGAAGGTGGTAAGTACAAATATATTAAGTTTGGTGAAAAGGGTGCATCAACTGCAGGTAAACCTAAGTCAGGTGAATCTGACAAGATGAAAAAGAAACGTGCTAGTTTTAAAGCTAGACACGCTAAGAATATTAAGAAGGGTAAAATGTCTGCAGCTTATTGGGCAGACAAGGTAAAGTGGTAATGTGGTTAGCTGTTGTGTTAGTGTGCTATCAACCGGATGTTACTTCATGTCAAGTACTATCTAAAAGCAGTGAATTATTCTCCACACTGGAGTCCTGTGAAAAAGATGCAGTGATAGTCTCTAATTACGTTATGAGTCAGGGTGCTTACTCTAAGTGGGGCTGTTTTAAAATAGGAGAGTCAGCCTGATGACTAAAGCAAAGAAGTCTACAGTAAATGCAGCTGGTAACTATACCAAACCAACAATGCGTAAGAAACTTGTGGCCCAAGCCAAGGCGAGTTCAAAAGGTGGAAAGCCTGGACAATGGTCTGCGAGAAAAGCCCAGATGGTTGCGAAGCAATACAAAGCTAAAGGTGGAGGCTACACGTCATGAAGGCTCCCCAAAAGTCTCTAAAGGACTGGACAAAACAGAAGTGGCGCACAAAGAGTGGAAAGCCTAGTGCTAAGACTGGTGAGAGATACTTACCAGAGAAAGCTATTAAGTCTTTATCTCCTGCAGAATATGCAGCTACTACCGCAACTAAACGTAAAGGTACGGCGGCAGGCAAGCAATTTGTAAAGCAACCAAAGAAAATCGCAGAGAAAACAGCAAAATTTAGAGCAAACGAGGGTGGACTCACAATGAAAAAAGGTTATCACAAAATGCCTGATGGCACTATGATGAAGGACTCTGATCATAAATCTGGTTACATGGGTGGTGGTATGGCTAAAAAGAAGCCTATGAAATCTGGTTATGCACACGGTGGTTCGGTCACTAAGGCAAACTGTGGTGCTTCTATGAAACCAACGCAAGGTAAAAATAAATGAACTTCTTAGATTATAAAGACGAACTTGAAAAGCATGGCTATGCCGTAACTGAAGAAAACGTCACAACTCGTATGGGTGACGTGCTAGCATCCACTGACCCCTACGGTCAGATGTGGTGTGTAGATTCTAAGGTTGATGAGATTCTTACAACAAAGAGAGTCCGTGCTCGTACTGACAAAGGGCACTTTGTAAGGGATGATCCAAGTACGCCTGAGAATGAAGCCTGGACTACCAAGGTAGCTAAAAAAGTAACTAAGTCAAAAGGAAAGAAGTAATGGCTGTCGCACTTCGTACATATCTTAATAATCAAATTAAAGCTAAAGGCTCAACCCTAGCTAAAGAAAAAGCTAAGGCTGGAAAATATAAAAGTATTGCAGCCGCTAAAAAAGCTGGGGCACTGTACTACACCGATAAGAATGGTAAGGTAATGGCTGCAGTTTATGCAGAAGATCTCAAGAAGGCTTCAGCAAAAGCAGCAGCCCCTAAGAAATCTTTGCGGCCCAAAGCCAGACCTACATCTGATCCAGACAAGATAGAAGTTAAAAACCTTCTTAAAGGTGGTCGTGGAGACGGTCGTGCCGAAACTAAAAAAAGACAGATAGCAGAAATCGCTAGAAAGCAAAATGCAAACCCTAGTTACCAAAGATTTCAAAACATGTCAAATGAAGAAAAGAAAGCTGCGGGTCTTCCTATTTCTATGGGTAAAACTGAAGAAAGTTTTAATCGTTTTATGGCAGCCCGTAAAAAATCAAAGTAGGAATATATGTCTTTAATCAATCCAGGTAAACCATCACGTATGCGTTCTGTGTATGGCCACAACAGTGGCACTGCTATAGAGATTGTATATACATGTCCTGCTAATTGTGTAGCTGAGGTTACGTTCATCCACATAGTTAATGGTGGTGGTAGTACAAACTCTGTAGATGTAGAGTGGTATGTAGCAGCTGATAACTACACGTCTCACTTTCTTTCAGGTAAGAGTTTAAATGCAGGTGATTACGTTACCTTTTCCGACATCGACCTAGTACTGCAGCCGGGTGACAAGATACAAAACGTACCTACATCTGCTGGGCACATTGACACTATTCTTACTGTAACGGAAACCTTCATCCCAGTAGGGTAATAGCGGGGTTGCATTATTGTCTATGGTATGATATAACTATATATGTAAAACTATTCTTCATAAGCTGCTTGCAGCATAACCTATGAGGAATAAAATGTTTAACTTCGCTAAAAAAGTACTCCACTCAATCCAAGAAACTCAGCAACGCCGTGCAGATTTTTATATCCTAAAAAGTATGAGTAATAAAGAACTCAAGGATATTGGAATTACTCGTTCTGAAATTAGGCAGAGGATATATGGCTCGTAACCTAACAGAGAAACAACAAGCATTTTTAGATGCTTTGTTTGAAGAGGCTGAAGGCAACCCTGTAAAAGCGTTAAAGCTTGCAGGGTATGCCGAAGGCACGTCTTCTACTACTCTCATGTCTGCTTTAAAAGATGAAGTAGCTGAAAGAACTAAAGACTTTATCGCAACTCGTGGCCCAGCTGCAGCTTGGGCTATGATGCAAGTAATGAGATCTCCCACTGACCTGGGCAACAAAGAGAAGATGGCAGCAGCAAAAGACTTTATGGATCGTGCAGGTTTTGTTAAGACTGACAAAATTGAAGTGAGAGCAGAAAGTCCTTTATTTATTTTGCCTCCAAAAGAAAATGAAAACTAAAACTTGGAAACTACCTAAACCTGAAAAAGTAAATGGTGAATGGGAGTGGGTACCTTTAGTTAGAGTTGGAAGGTTTCTTCCATTTGGGTATAGACAAGATCCCGATGACTCTGATATACTACTTCCAATCCCAGAAGAGCTGGAGCTTTTTGAACAAGCTAAGAAACACTTAAGTCAGTACAGTTACCGTGAGGTGGCTGCTTGGTTAAGTGAAGCATCTGGTAGATATATATCTCATGTAGGTTTGTTTAAGAGGGTTAAGATTGAGCAAAAACGTAAGGCAGCAGCTTCAATCCAACGCTTCTATGCCGAAAGGTACAAAGAGGCAGCAGAAAAAGCGGAAAAGCTCGAAGCCAACAGACTCGGTAAAAGACGTCCTGTCGAAGACAGTGCCAGCCCAGGTAAAGCCTGAGCCTATTGATGTAGCTGCTGCGCAAAGAGAAATTCTTTTTGAACCTAACCCTGGGCCACAAACAGAATTTCTAGCTTCCACTGAACAGGAAGTTTTGTATGGTGGGTCAGCTGGTGGTGGCAAATCTTACGCAATGATTGCTGATCCTGTGCGGTACTTGAATAACCCAAATGCACAGATGCTTCTTGTTCGTCGTAGCACAGAAGAACTTAGAGAACTTATCTCGGTAAGTAAACAGCTATACCCCAGAGCAATACCGGGTATCAAGTTTATGGAGAGAGACAAGACTTGGGTAGCACCCAGTGGAGCTACTCTCTGGATGTCGTACCTTGATCGTGACGATGACGTTATGAGATACCAAGGTCAAGCATTTAACTGGATTGGGTTTGACGAACTTACTCAGTGGTCCACTCCATATCCCTGGAACTATATGAGGTCTCGTCTACGTACTACTAAAGCTAGTGGCCTACCACTTTACATGAGAGCTACTACTAACCCTGGAGGTCCGGGACATCAGTGGGTTAAAAAAACTTTTATTGATCCTGGTACGCCAAGGAAACCTTTTT